CAAAGGTTTGAACATAGGTTCTTATGCTAGTAGGGTGATGACATTAGACCTTGCTGACATGAAATATGAAGAATTTGAATTTAACATCAATAAATACTATGACAAAGTGGACTTACTAAACAAAGCATCCAAACCAAAATACTTTGAAGGTTTTACAGGTAAGACTGCTGCAACACGTATCATGTCTAAGATTGTAGACACAGCACTATTCTCAACAGGAACCCATACAAAGGGATTGACAAAGCAACTTTCACAATCATCTTTAAGGGAAAAATTATTTTACAATAAAATTGTCGAAATAGATTACATTGGTATGTTTGACGTTACCGTTGGTGATGTAGTACAATTAGATGTATACAAGGGTAAAGAAAGAGAGTATGATGAACAGAACAGTGGTAAATATGTTATTGGTAAAGTAGAGAGAACATTCCAAAGTGGAAACGATATGATGGGAACACAACTTAAATTAATTACTGACTCACCTGGTGCATAATGTACGAATCAACTGCTAATTTTATAGGAAAAGACGGGTTCAATTGGTGGATTGGACAAGTGGAGAACGATGGTCACGGGTCGTATGATGTCGAGACTAAAGAGTTTGTTGAGGGCGATTATGACTGGAGTAATAAAGTCAAGGTTAGAATTGTAGGATACCACAACGATAGCAGAGTAGAGTTGCCTACTGAAGAGTTGCCATGGGCACAAGTAATAATGCCACCAATATATGCACAAAGGTCAGGTATTGGTTCAATACATCAACTACAGATAAACAGTTGGGTAATAGGTTTCTTCATGGATGGTGCTTCTGCACAGATACCTATTGTTATGGGTTCTCTGACTGACGAAAATCCTACTGTGGGATATGGTACAAAAGATGGAAGTGATAAAGGATTTGCACAACTCGCTGCTAGAGAATATGATGAAAGACATCACGTCACTACAGGTAGTGGTGCACCGAATACTGGTGACAATATAGAGACTGATAAAGAAACAAATATTGATAAGAAGAAAGAGAAAGTAGAATTAGACGAGGATACTATTGATGACAATAATAAGAGTCATCAGCAATTTATAACTGAGTCTGAGTCTGGTGAAATAGCAAACAATGCTAAACTTGTTACAGTACATGTAGGTAATGGTAAGTGTGGTTCTGAGGTCGCTACTAAACTAGAGGCACCATTGGCAGAGTTTATGAAATTTGCTCGTGGTATAGAACAGAATGATATAAATGAGTTCATTGACAAAGCAACAGGTAAGGTAGTTGATTTAGACTTAGAAATTAGTAGAGTATCAGAAAGAATAGGGTCTAAGTTACGTGGACTGACTGCTAACATTAAGGGCGTGGTCATGGAAGAGACTAACAAACTTATACAAGATGGTCTGGACAAAATCAACATACCTAATCCAGATTTGGATGTTGCAGTTAAAGACCAACTTAAAAATGTTGGTGATTTGGTCTCATGTCTATTCAAACAAATAGTTGGTGAACTTGGAGACTTTATCAAAGGGTTGTTAAAAGACCTAATAGAGAACGTACTAGACACTTCATTATGTCTTGTTCAAAATATCTTGGGTGATATTATGAGTGAGATAATGAACAAGGTCAATGGTGCATTAGGTATACTTAAAGGTGTAGCGGGTGCAATCAAAGGTGCAGCATCAAAGATACAAGCAATACTTAACAAGGTAGGAGATTTTATAGATTTATTCTGCGATGGTGCACTATCATGTGCTATCGGTGCATCTGTATTTGAAACTGGTGTAGGTCCTAAGAAGAAGGGTAACGATGCAAAAGAAGCAGCAACATCACAGTATGCATTCAAACCACCCAACTCAGGAACTGTAGTTGGTAATGGTAAACCTAAGAACGGTTTCGTTCCATTCTTAGATAAGTCTGGTGTTAAGAAAGTATTTGATACTACAACTGGCACACTAGTAGATTTGAATTCTGCTGCTGGTAAGGCATCAGGTTTATCCGATAAGTCATTTGATACAAGAGGACCTCTAGAGAAGTTTGAAGACATCAACTTCTATGATTCAAATGGAAAACCATCAATGGCAGCACTACAATGTAATAGTGCTAACCTTAACAGAAAACCATGCTTCCCAGAATTAGTTTGGGAGAATCTAAAATCTACATCACCAGTAAAAGCCATAGCAATTGTAGATGATATAGGTCAGATGCTTGGCGTATTGATGAGAAAGAAAGGTTCTAACGTCAACAGAGAAGCACAACTCAAAGCACAGTTTACATGTAACGAACCAGAGGGTAGTGGTGCAGTATTGAAACCAAATATTATCAATGGTGTTGTAGATTCAGTTTCGGTTCTAAACTTTGGTTTAGGATATGGATTTGACCCTGCTAGCACATTTTGTCCTAACGAACAGTATGCAGTCATGGTATTGAAGAGTGGTCTCAGTCAACATGTTAATGATGGTGAGTTTATACAGTTGGTTAGTGACACATCACCAGACGTACTTCAAGTTGTTGACGTTGACTATGATGAGAGTCATATCTTACTCGCTACCATAGACCCACTATTCAGTCCAAATATAGTTGTAGGTATGAATTTACGTACAAAGTCTGGACATGAGTTTGTTCTTAACTTTAACAAGAAGTTTCCATACTTAGTCATACCACCAGATGCTACAGCAATATATGCTAGGTGTGGTGATTTGATTCCTCGTGTCAACAACGTCAATACTGTACGTGTTGGTAGGAACTATGTTAACCCACAAATTACTATTGGTAGTGGTAAAGATAAAAAAGTTATAGGTACATACAGTGTTGATAACCAAGGTAGATTGGTAGAACCCACTCTAACAGAAACTGTACTAGGTTTCGTCAAACCAGTGATAGAAGATAGAGACACAGCTGGTGCTATCGGTCAGGGAACTGGTGCTGAAGTATCTGTGGTGTATGGATACTCAGGACCTAGAGAGTTACAAGAGAACAACGCACTACCATTAAAGAGATATATTGACTGTGTTGGTCATCCTATGATAAAATCTAAGAAGGAAGACGAAGAAGACGCATTGACAGATAGAGGATTGAATGTAGTAGATGGTACAGCAGCAGACACTACAACTGATAGTGCTACAACTACACCATCAACAGTATCTACACCAACGGAAGAAGCACCCGTAACAACGCCTGTAGCTGAAGAACCACAACAGCAGCAACAACAGCAGCAACAGTACACACCACCACCAACACCACCCGCACAAAATAACCCACCACCACAACAAGGTGGTTATGGAGGATACTAATGACTGACATAAAGAAATTTGAAGGTGGCACTAACAAAGACAACGAAGCACCAAAGAATAAAGTTAAGTATCCTTACAACTGGGTACAGCAAACATCTGCTGGCCATAGGATAGAACTGAACAATACCAAAGACGCAGAACGTGTCAGAATTCTCAATGGTAATGGTAATTTTATTGACCAAGATGAGAAAAACAACACAACTCTAAAGTCTTACAACGATACATATATTCTATCCGACCATAATCTTGTCATCAAAGTTGGTAAAGACTTGAAGACAGACATGGTTAACTTACATGTCATTGGTAATGTTCACTTGTATGTCGAAGGTGACATGCATACTGAGGTGGAGGGTGATAGGTACGATACTGTCAATGGTAATTGGCAGCAAACGTGTGGTGGTGTAATGACTACCCGTGCCGAAGAAAACATGGCAATACAAAGTAAAAATGTTATGAAGTTGGAGTCTAACTCCTACACTAATAAAACAACATTCTTACTTAATGACTTGAGCGAAGGCGGTTCCGTCAAGGAAGACGTCAAAGGTAACTATGAAGTTAGGATTCAAAAACCCACATCTACATTCTCTATAAAGAGTGATGGAGATGTACGTATCAACGCAGATATGTGTAGATACGAAAATGTCGGTGGTAATTACATCACCGAAGTCGGGGGTAAAGTGAGAACTAATGTCAAAGGCAGAAGTCACTCATGTATAAATGGAGGAGCATTTGAAGGTATGCTTGCCATCCCCGCAAGTTCGAGTTATGATATATCTGTAACTGGTAATACATCATTATCAAGTACAGGCAATTATAATATCTCAGCAACTGGTAACGTCAACGTTGTTGGTAACGAGATTTATTTGAATTGATTGTAGCGTTCACTAAAACACATGACTTTTCATATGTCAGTAACCAAGCAAGAAGCAGTATTCTTGAAAGAAATTCTTGCGAGGCACCTAGAAGATTTTGTAGAAGAATTGGTAAGAGAAGAAAAAAACCCAGACCGTGCTATGCAGCACATGAAAGAAAATAGACTAGCAGGGAAGGAGTTGCTAGTCAAGGCGGAGGAAACAATCCGTCGTGCCAGTCGTGCAACCGACACACCGCACTTTACAAACCTAAAATAACATGCTATCATTATGGCATGTTCTATCTTTTTTATTAATGTTTTACGACGAACAAGAAACACTACAGAAAGTCATAGTTGACATTCCATCAAGAACATTTACAATAGTAAGTGACAAGGGCGACACAAAACAGATTGCATGTAACTCTGAGCAGTTCATGCGAGTGCTTGAGGTCGTTCGTGAAATGGTTCCAGTTACTGATGTGAGTTACGTCTAATGTCTTATAACAAAACTTATACTGAAATTAAACTGTTGCTGAATAATTCAAAGAGAATTACTAAAGCAACCATGCTAAAGATTGCACGTCTTGGCATCAAAGAAACACTAGGTGACAAAATCAAAGAAGAAGATATCACGTGGGACAGTAAGTTTCTAGACGACCTAGATGCTGATAGTCTTGACATGGTAGAACTTGTCATGTTCTTGGAAGAATGCTTTGGCATTGAGATTCCAGACGAGATGGCAGGAGATATTGTTACTGTTGGTGATGCTATTGAAGTAATCAAGAAAGCAAAAGCAAACAAAGGCAAGAAAAAGAAAATCAACGTCTCTAAGTACAAGAAGAAGGCGAACCCTAACTCTCCACTTACTGCAGCAACACAGTTCAAAGCAGCGGTTGATGCAAAGGTAGAACAAGAGAAGAGATTAGAGGAAGAGATAGATGCAGCACTTGAAGAAGACGCAGCATCTGAAGAGTGAAGGTCTATTGGTCATATGAAATAGGTGCTGACGGAGACAAATTTCCGCCTGAGTTTATAAATCCACCAAAAAAATATTTGGCGGGTTATGACTCTAAATACGACCATGCAAAATGTCCTGCATGGAAGCACTACTATGACAACACATATGTGATAGAGCAACCATTTGACCTTGGTATCAAGTTCAAGGATGACTCAATACAGTCTAACCTACCACAAAAAGCAGTTGACAAATACTTTCATCTAGGTGACAACTGGTTGGCAGGAGAATATCCAGAGATACAACTGATGTATAACTGGTATTTCTGGACGGATAAGAAAGATGTATGGATAGAACAGTTAGCACCTACACAGTTATCACGCTTGGGGATTGACCTTATACAAGGTACGTTCCCCATCACTTCATGGTTTCGTCCTATAGTTATAGGATTTAAACTATTAGATAACGACATATACATACCTCGTGGTACACCCGTGACACATATTCGGTTCCCGTCTAAAACTCAGGTACAACTGGAACAGG